GGAAATAGATATCTATTTCCTAATTTTTTTTGCATTTTTTGCATACGCAAAAAATGCTATTTAATGGGGCAAAGCCCCAATCCCCTCTCTCATCACGAAATCAAACTAAATAGGCCTTGCGTACGCAATGCTGTAAAATGGGGCATAGCCCCAAACCCCATATTCTTCATGAACTAGTAGAAAGGAAAAACATGGAACATATAAACCAACAATTACAAAAAATTATCACTCTAACACCATATCACTTAGGTGAACTCATCGAAACGATAGAACAAATTGAAGCTGAAATGCGTAACAATGAAGCGCACAAAAATATGACACAGCACCAAGACATCATCAAACATCTGGAACAAATCAAAGCACAAGCAAATATTATTCGCAGAGCTCGAAATACTTACGGCACAAATGATTTAGTTGCTGTAATGCGGTTGGAAATCGCTCAAAATCAATTGCAAAAGCTATTGTAACAACTAAATCAAGAAAGGCAAAACATGGCCTACTATTACATCACCTATCACATTGACATCGAAGCCCTCCATCCAAACCGTCTGCTCGAACTCCTTAATAGTTACCGATTAGACATCCTCACAAAATACAAACAATTAACGGATATTTATTATAGCATCGAGGACGGGATATTATTTCAACATTGCACAACTGTCGAAAATCACAAAGTTTCAAAACCCTTCGACATGCTCCATTTGAACGACGACCGTTTCGGACAGTCTATCTTAGCCGATGTCACTTATGATCTTCTCGACAATTGGGATATCTTCCGTAACGATAGTTTATGTGCTATTGAAGCATTGCCCGACATTGTATATGATGTTTGTACCGCAGTTAGCACAATGAAAGAGAATTACGACGAAAAGCTAGATACACATCGAAGCGGTTGGTTGTATGGGCTCTACACAAACCGCGATGACGCTATTGCTACATGTCACCAACTATTTAACGATGGTTATTCGAGTGAAGTAACAATCACGTCGCCGAACAAACCACTCTTCCGATATTGAAAGGAAACCAATGAGACTAGCAAAATTTATCAAAAAAATTGACAACGGTGAAATCACCGACCTGAAGCCTTATATCGAAAAAGAAAAACTGGATATTCTGCTCGAAATTGCAGACCGAGGTTTGGAAGTAGACTATCTGTTACGACGAGGTGAAACCGAAGTAATTCGCACACTTATTCAAAACGGACATGCTTCTGAATATTATGATTTCTGGAAACATCATAGTGACAAAACCATTCGTGAAGAAATGGCCAAGAAGGGTCTCTTCCGTAATGAGTTTATCAAAGACGTAAACTATGAGGTTCGATTAGCAGCTGCAGGAAATGAACCGGAATATCTCATGAAGCTGGCTAATCGCACAGATTCCGAAAAAAGAGAAATAGCTAGACGATTCAGTCTAATGCCTGACTTGACAGTCAAAGAACTAGACTTCATTTTGCAATTTGAGTATGGCCGTTATAACAAACAAGCATTTCGTTTAAAACGTGAAGGATTGTTAAAAGAACCGACAGCCTTGGAGAAAACCTTGACCGTTACACAGCTTTTCACACTGGATAATGCACTCTGGACATTAGGCATATCGGCAGACAATATTCACCACATTTTAGATTATCATAAACACGCCAAGCAAAATGGTTGGGCTGAACAATTCAGCGGTCTATTAGATTTGATTGTTGCAAACAATTACGAATATAGTTACGGCATTTATAGTAACTACCTTAAAAAATTAGGAATAAAGGAATATTAAAATATGGCAAAATTAAGAAAAATTAAAGAAGCACAAACAACAGAAACTTATATCATCACTGTCACACGGGATATCGATCTAATGAGCATCACCAATACTTATAAAACAACGTCACCCGAAACTGACATTATCGTACAACTTCTTATTTATGCTCGTAAAAACCATTGGTCGATCAGTCAATGGGACACCAAACAAGAACTCATGCAACAATTAGAAAATTATCTAACTGATGATGAAATCTTAGAAGTCGATCTCGATACACTAAAAGCAAATATCGATGATATTGCTGATGAACTCAATGGTATTGCGCCAAACGGTATCGAATACATCACCATTGAGAAAAATGGCGACGAATATGAACTCGATGTCACCAAAGACGACATTCGCAAAATTTTCCTCGACCTAATTTAGAAAGGAATACACATGGACAAAGAACTAAACGTAGCACGCGTCCTAAAACAACTCGTCTACATCCTTGAAGAAAACGATTTCGTACTTTACTACGACAAACGCTTCAAATCATCCGCACCACAAATTGATGGCGAACATGATTATCTCTATCACAACTTCTTGGACAACCCTTATAGCCCATTAACTTATTTGCATTTCCGCGACAGTGAATCAAAGGTCGACTATCATTTAGATTACCGGGATGTGTTCACTCACACTCTACATTATTCGAAATACCTTTACCCGATGCCTCAAAACCCATTTAGTCATAAAATGGAAACCTATCTGGATCCCTATAAGGAATACTCAGAAACTGAAGCAAAGGAACTCGCAGAAAAAATCTATAATGAGTTGATGAACGTTAAAACCGTACAGATTGGAACAAAGTACCCACAAACAAAACACCGTAAATTTATCACACTCACAAAAGAACCACTTACGCGAGAAACCCTAGCAGAACGCATTTATAAGGAACTCGAACCACACTATGGGCCAGTCTTGTTAGATGAACCCTTCTATGCGGGTGTTAAGCCGTTAGATGAAACGAAATGTACGATTTCAATCACGCCTGACTTACGAATCAAAGTAAGCGTGACATCTGAAGCGTATCCACGCCATGAACATATTATGCGATGTGGTGTGCGTATTCAATATTGTGAATATGATGAAAACACACAAGAGCTTGTTGAATACGTCGGCGTGAAATACTCAACAGATAAAACTATCGAAAGTCCACTCGTATTAAATGCTACGATTCAAGAACTACTTGAACGAATTAAAATGGTGAAAGACTAGGAAGGAAACCCAAATGACATTATTTGAAATTTATTACCATGACCCTTGGCGCACGAGATCAACCTATGCTCGCCAATACATCACGACAAGTGCAGACGATGCAGCGCAATGGTTACTCGAACATCTCGACGAATGGTACGGAGACGATGACCAAGAAATCGATGACGTTATTGAACAAGGACTCGAACAAACCTTCAATTATATGACTATTGAAATGATTATCGTAAACGATGACGGAACAGTCGATTGGTAATAGAAAGGAAACTATGACAAAAATCATTCTAGCTTTTCCTTGCATGGGAAAGACATACTACGCACAAAATCATCCTGCAAAAGCTCTCGACCTTGAGAGCTCTGACTATTTCTTCGATAAAACGGGCTACGAACATCTAACATCCGAAGAATTTAAAGGAATTCCAAACCGTAAACCAAAGGAAAACGGTCTCGCGGATTACCTAAAAGCGATTGACGAAGCCGTGAAATCAAACAAATACGAGTATGTTTTCACTGCACAAAATCCCGATATCGTACACGGTATCATCAAACTCGGTTACGATGTTCACTATTTGAAACCACTTCCAACAGACCAATCTGAAGTTATTTTCAAACAACGAGCAAAAGACCGCGGAAATAATGATGCATGGGTTGAAAACGTTGTCAAATTTCTGAAACCATCACCCCTATCCATCTTCAACGAAGACGAACTAAAACATGTCTATGTGCATTTAGTACCATCAGAAAGCTATGTGACCGATGTACTAGAGAAAGGAATATTATGAACAAACAAGAAATGCCCACCATGTCCGATTTTGCAAAAATACAAAACAAAATATTCAATCTCCCCGAAAGAGGTAAATTATCTGACGGCTATCATAGCTTCAATGAATTATATTACCATCGTATGATTTTGTTTTCAATCATTTGTAACCAAAACAAAGCAATTTCGTGGAAATCGAAATATCACGAAGACGGTACAATGTTCGAAAACTATTTCATCGTGGGGATTAATACACCAAACGGACAATTTACATATCATTACCATACGGAACACTGGGATAAATTCGACGTGATTGAATTGGAAACAGCGCCCCACTATGACGGTCATACACCAAATGACATCACGCGACTCTATAGCATTTTGACCAATTAATTAGAAAGGAACACCCATGATTACGCAAACAGAACTCGAAGAACTGATTCGTGAACATGGTCTAGCACCATACGTCTATATAAAAAGCGAAAAAGAGCAATTTAAAATCAATTTAATGAGCCACGCAAATTATATCACATGGCGTGAAAATCCGCATCAAACAGCTCTTTTGACCATTGCAAAAGATACAAACCACAAAAATATTATCAAGAAACTCAACCAAGCAAAACGCATGATTGACCAAGAACGATTACGCATTTACGACGGATTGACGGACTTATATAAACTCATTCTTGAAAAACGCAGACTCAAAGAACGCTATGAAAAGTTACTAACAGTGCTAAAACAAGTACGTGACGATGAACAAACGAACCCATGGTTCCTAGTGTTTGCTCAAAATCAAATTTATAAGTTGATTCCAGATTTAGCCATCACTAACGATGAAGCTAATATTCTGAAAGGAATTTCAGGTTATCGTTACCGTGAAGATGCCATGAAATCAATGGCTGATCCGCTCTTAACTGAGCAACAACGCATTTTCCACAAAATTTCTGTCAATAAAACCAAACTCAATAAATTCATTCGATTTGTCAAAAATGAAATCGTAGGAATTGAACGATATACAAAATAAGAAGGAACGCAAATGGGAAATATTATTGCCTCACAATTGAATCTAGATGGAGGACAGGCATTTACCGGAGCTATTGTTTTGTGTGCTTTACTTTCGACATGTGCGACGTATGCATTTATCAAAAACGGATTTAAAAAAGGTTTTCACCATGATGACATAATCATGAATATTTGCACAATAGTCTTTACTATTATGCTTATTATCGGTGCATACACATCAATTAACCATTCGCAAACACAGCAAAACGAATACAACGTCGTCAAACAGGCAACTAGCAAAGTGCCTTATTACAACCTCAAAAAAGATGGCGTGTTGATCGTCGCCGAAAAGAAATCTGATGCACCCTATTGGTTGGTTGATAACGTTGAAACTAAAATCATCAGTGAAGATAAAACGTCATATCAAGTTCAGTTCAAAGACCAATACGCCCGCGTCAACAAAAAAAGACCTAAAATAGAAAGGAAATTATATGCTAGAATTTATCGCATTAAATGTATACACCATTGCTACAATAGCAGGTGTTCTTGCAATTATTGGCGGCCTATTTATCATCGGAGCTATGATACCATCCAGTGATGAAGACACATGTATCGCCATCGGCGCGTGTATGATACTTGTAAATATGGCCGTCTTAGGAATACTTGGTATAAATACCAAAGGAAGTTATCCCGTGTCACATGCACAATGGAAAACCATTTACACAAATGACTTGAACGCAGATGTGAAAATTGCCTATAAAGATTTTACTGACAAACACAGTATCAGCACCAACCAAAAACAAAATATCAAAGGCTTCCAATCCGCATTAGATAAAAGCGATAGCGTAATGAATATCAAATTAACAGCAATAAAAGGTGAAAACTCAATCACTAAGAATGTCTTGCTAGAAAAAGATAATGTGAACACTAAAGATATCGACCCAAATAACGCTCGAATTGCAAAAATTGAATACCGCCCAATCGAAGGGACTACACCTAAAGTCTTCGGAGTCAAAAGTAGACCTAGAAAATCAGATAAAGAAGGCGAAATTCGCATTACTTTCAAATCAAATAATGATAAGCAACTTGAAGCGTTATTCAAAGACTAGAAAGGAAACCGAAAATGGCATCAATCACAGAAAAGATAAACCAATTAGAAGCACCCGACGGAGAAATTGGACAACATCGCAAAACACTCATTAAAATGGAAACCGCGATCGAAGAAATCATCCGCCCGATGAAAACATACTTACTACTAATGTATGCTTGGCGACAACGAATCCACGCGAAAAAAGACATTGGTGATCATTGCGGAATATTGCGACCAAGTCGAACTTGTAGTACACACATTGAAGAGACTGTGCATGAATTCATTATTCTTCATGAAGGGCATGATGTGGCATACTTCTATTTCCATTATGATTTAAAAAATGATACGGTTTATGTGACATCTGGAACCGCTGCAACACAAGCAATTTCAACTGAAGACATCATCAAGGTGCTAAAAGCCACAATCGGTATCGATGAATAGAAAGGAAATCAAATGAACTTCAAAAAAGTAGCTTTCGCTCTAACAGCACTCACCGCAGTAGCGGTCCTCGCAGGTTGTGAGGAAGAAGCATCTAAAACAACCCACGCGGTGAACATCAACTCAACAGAGAAGACTGTTCAAGAAAGCCCGAAAAAAGGTATTGACCGCGACCACACGATTACCGTAAACGGTCAAGAAATCGAGCTCGAAACTAGTTATAAGGTCGATGAACGAAACCTCAATGACTACGTTTTCACAACACCGTCTATTGCTGACTTGGGTGTAAAACTCAAAACAGATGCACCTCAAAACTATAACATCCGTGTCACCAACCTTTATGCTGACGTTTCCGTATCATCTAAATATTCACGATTTAATGGATTGCGTCAGGACAGTATCAACTTAAATTTGACTCAAGCTCCGAACGGTGGTTATGACATTTCAAAAACAGATGATTACACACAACCCTTCCAAATCGAATCCGTCAACCAAAACGAATCATTTATTCACGGTTGGAATGGCTATATCAGTGAACACTACAGCTATTTGACCGAAAAGGAAATCAAAAATCATAGTAACGGCGCCGTCTTGCGTACCGTGTGGACGCTTTCAGTCGAAGATACCCAAACACATAAGACGTATAGCAAAACCGTATCCGACACAATTTTCATGCCATCGCATACTGAAGAGTAGAAAGGAATAACATGTTAGAATTTATTGCACAGAACGTGTACAATATCGCCATATTCGCAGTTATACTTACACTTATTGGTGTCCTAATCGTTGCTAGGTCACAAACACCAAATAGGGCTGAAATCATGGATGACATTGGATGTTATATGATCCTCACGTGCATGATCACCCTAGTACTACTAGGCATCAGCACAAAAGGAAACTATCCAGTATCGCACGCCCCATGGAAAACCATCTATAAAAACAATTTGAACGCAGATGTGAAAATTGCTTATGACGATTTTTCTGATAAGCACAGCATTAGTACAAACAAAAAACAAAATATCGAAGACTTCCAATCAGCATTAAATGAAAGCGGCAATGTAATGGAAATCAAATTAACAGCCATAAAAGGTGATGATTCGGTCACGAAGAATGTCTTATTGGAACGAACAAACATCGTCACAAAAAATATTGATCCAACTAACGCCTACATTGAGAAAATCGAATATCGCCCAATTGAAGGCGAAACCCTAAAAGTTTTCGGCGCCAAAGGAAAAACAAGCAAATCTGACAAAGACGGTGAAATTCGCATCACCTTTAAATCAAACACAAATAAACAACTTGAAGCTTTATTCAAGGACTAGGAAGGAAACCTCATGTTAGAACAATTATTGTTAGATAGTAGCTACTTTGAAAGAGTATTTTTATTCATGGTAGTCATTGCACTTGCCGCACTCGCGGCTATAGCAATCGGATATGGTCTCAATGCATTCTTCATCGATCATGATATTTTTCTCGGAATTGTGACCATTGTCGTTGCAATCATCGGAATAAGTGGTACTTACGTGTTTATCACACAACTTGACAAGCAGGCTACCGAAATTAAAACGATTCTGAAAGGTCATGTTGAAAATTACTACACTCTGACCAAAGATGGAAAAGCTATCACGCTAAAACTCAAGAATTCTAAATCAGAATACTTGGAAAAAGAAGCTGAAGCGAAAATCATCGACGAAGACAATAAAACCTATCAAATTCAATACAAAGATACGATTGACCGGGTACCAAAATCCGCAGTCAAATAGAAAGGAAACCGCTTATGGGAAACTTCAACAAGTGGAATCGTGACGAAGACCACGAGAGCGACAAACTAACTGTCGTTCTTTTCGTATCACGAAACAAAGACAACAAAACCTTACCAAACTTCACAGAACGCAGAAACGCCTTTACAACAACGAAAGAACTACAACAACTTCGTCATCAATTTCAAGCCTTTGTCGCTCAAGGATTGCCTGGTGAAATGTGCCGAATGTATGTTTCTGTCAACCCTCGTAGCAATGCTAAGACGTTCAAAGCACTACAACACAAGTTACTCGACCATGAGTTCAACCTATCGAGCCTTCCGCAACGAGTTGCTGCTCTCGCAGCTCTCAAAGAAAATGCTTACGACTCGAAACATTTGAAATGGTTATTTGACTTCGATCCAGTAGAAGGAAAAGACACTGAAGAACTCTTGCGAGAATTCCTCGCTGACGTTCAGTACTATCACGAAAACACTCAAACTAAAAAGGGTGCAAAGCGTCCAACAATGAACGTTGACGTGCATAAAACACCAAACGGTTATGGCGTTGTCGTCGACCAACGGTTCGATACACGTGAACTCTTAGACAAATGGACCAACGTTGAATTGAAACGCGACGATCTTGTTTGTGTAGAATGGGCTCGAAATCATTATCTGACGGTTGATTTGAACAATACGCACCCAAACACCTACCCATTTGAACCAGGGGACGAATGATGTTTTAACCTCACTAGGTGTTTTAACATTCATAGAAAGGAAAACAAATGACAGAACCGAATTACCAAAAACCGCCCTTGCGTGAAGAAATTGAAAACTTTTTCAAACAGCTTAAAGACGTTATAATTGCAATTATTTGCATTGCAACGTTTATAGCTGTTTTCTTTGGACTTTGTAAGTTCAGTGAAACTGATATGGCAAACCAAATCCAACACTATATTAGTGAGCACGTTCCGGCGTTCATGCTAACAGTACTCATTGCATTTCTATCATACACTATTTTATATTCAGCATTATATCGCAAACACCTTATTTATAAACGCTATCGCCTTGGGTATTTTTCGCAAATGATGTGGTATTTTATTGGCTTTTTCACGTTACAATTGCTAAATATCCCAGTAGCTCTCTATCTAGATGGTTTAATTTCGATTATCATCGTAGAAATAGTTGCACTCGGATTTACAGCATTAGCTCTATCTGACTATAAAAAAGAACACCCGGCACTTACTCGACCGCTGACCGAAAAAGAAAACAAACATCGTAAAGATATTATTAACGCTCTATTAAACAGCTATCGAAACGGAGCATATACGCTAGAATCCGACGCTAACGCTTTCGCTCGGGCGGCCTATCTAATGGACTTTCATCCAGAACTGTTCGATGTCTTAAACTCGAAAAACTCAGGATACACCGTACCGGCGATGTTTTACAGCGATACGCTTGATAATGCACAAAACAAACTATCTGTCAACACAGAGGACCCTCGCTACAAAACATATCGTGAACGTGCGCGCCATCAAATGACACGAGATCTAAATCCTGAATCACCATTTAAACTAAACAAAGAAAGTTTCTTTGAATAGAAAGGAAATTCAATGATTGTATCACTTTTTATTCAAATCACAGTATTTGTTCTATATATTGGTTTGACGGCATTACTTCTATTACTCGGCTATATTTGGATCAAGAAACTATTACTGGATCCAATTCAATATCTAATTGAAACCTCACCAAAAAACCAGAAAGGAAACCCAATGAAACCACTTCACCTAAAAGAACACATCTTCAATCTAGACGCTATCGTCATGATCGAACCTTATGACAACGGTGGTCTTGTGCATTGCACAGACAATCACGCATATCGAATTTCTGAAGCTGAATATCAAGAACTAAGTGAACTACTAAGAAAGGAATGATCATGGCTAATCCAACAACAGCATCCGGCACCGTTTCCATCTACGCCGAAACCAATATCAATGCAGCTTATTTGCTCTATCTGCAACACTTAGCAAATACGCCTCTTCTCATTCGAGACATCAACAATGCCATTATCAACCAACCCGAACCACTTGACAAACTAAATGCCATCCTTGAAGAATTCGATGACTATTATGACTACGAATCACATTTCGATGGCACAGGTAATGGTTCATTCGGACACGTAGTTGAAAACTTCTTCGAAGACATTTTCAATCATGATTACGGAGTTGCACTTAATGCTATCCGTGACAACTTGAAACAGTACAACTTCGAAGCAACCTTCGACTACACCGACGAAGACTATTCAACCGACTATTTGTCGCATGAAACCATCAAACTCATGTGGAAAGACCAACATACCGAAATCATCGAAACCACTCAAATGGACGATGAATGCACTGTTGAACGGCTCTTCGAACTAAACCTGTACAGCGTCGGCGACATCTACTCAGCCGATTGGCTCATCAATCACTATGATGAATGGTGTAACAGTTTCACGGGTATGGACAATTATCGCGAACATAAGCGTGAAATGATTGACCTACTGAAAACCCATCCACAACCACTACGTATTTATTCACAATTCGAAGAAATGATGAGCGAAATTCCCGGCGGGCTTGAACTCGTCAACCGCTTAGACAACTAGAAAGGAAACTTTATGTCCTTATACAGCTACTTAAACCGCGAATCCATTGTTATAAATAAACTAATTGCTTTTACGCAAGCGCCTAAATTTGCAACGTTAATGGAACTATTGATGAAATCAGACGTTATTACCAAAAATGAACGATTGAGATTTACAAGCCCAAACGGTGCAACTGAAATTGAAATTTATAATTCAAAAATCACTATTACCGTTGATCCGCGCGAACAACTAGACCCATCCGTAGAAATTGTAGGATATCCTTACAAGCTGATGCCAATCGCTGAAATTGAAATCGACTTGAACGATAAAACATATACACTCACAAACATCAACGAACGTTTCCATGCTGTCATTGATAGAACGATTGACGATTTAAACTACTTATTTTTTCAAGGACTCGATTAGAAAGGAAATTTACATGTACAAATACCATTCAGTACAAGAACTCGCACAATTACTCGAACAACATTGGCAGAACACAGATGAATTCCAATTAGAATGGAAATTGGATAGTGAAAACGACCAAATCATCCATTTCAAAATTATAGCACATGGTGAAGTTGTCCGTGAAACAACCTGCGACATCTATACTATTGAAATCAAAACTTATGATTTGGAACGTGACGTTCAAGAATGGTTCCGCGATCCATGGTACGATGACTATACACGTGCCAATATTGTATTACCATCCGAAAACGGACGTGATATTGAACTTAGTGATAAAGTCATGGTTTCTGATCCATGTTACGACCTTGACATATGGTGTCAAGGTGTGCTTGAAAATGTAAAACCGGGGACTTGGCACACCAAAGCTGAAAATCTAAATGTTAACTGTTGGGGTGACCGTTGCTCCGCACTCATTGCTTGGCATGAAGATGTTGAAGAACCAAACGATTTCGAAGAAACAGATATCCGCGTAGGTGTTGATTCAGGTCAAGCCGGTATCTACGACTATAACCATTTCGCTCACATCAAAGACGATAGAGAACGTGACGAACGATGGTACGACAGCATTGACACGTTTAGATATAAACGCATACCTGTAACACCGGTTGGACGATACCTCATTGACAAAATCAAGCCGCTGCATCAAAAACGAATCGCTCTAGAAAAAGAATTAGATGGACTTGATAGCAAACTTGGAAACCGAGTATATCACGAACTATTTCATCAAGAAATGGAACTAAAACGAAAAGGCTTTAAATACGGCATCTACGACGAATCACTAGATGATTACAAGGTATCGACACCCGTCAACTACATCTGGACCGACAAACACTCAGTCGTCACGTCATCGGGACTCGGCGACGGTTCGTATGACTGCTACGTAGCGAAAAACGAAGCCGGTCAAATCATCGGCATCAAAATCGACTACTTCCCCGAATACGAGGACGAAGTCGAGTAAGCGAAGCAACTAACAAGGAATGAACTAGAAAGGAAACTTTATGCAAAACAACTTTGACGACCTCGTGCGCGAACGCTGTAAAGAACTTCTTTTGGCAGGACATCTGGCACAAGTCATCGCTGCACAACAATTCATGGGGCACACCGATCAGCAATTCGGTGAGTTTCTAACCCCTCTCATTCAAAAAGAAACCGTTACAGAAGAACCGCAAGAAGTTGCGAGCGAGGAACCATTGCAAGACATCACGAGCGAGAACACACCGCAAGAAACACCTGTACCGAACATCCGTACAGGTACTGTGCATCTAAAACCCGGCTATTATGCCGTCTGTGATGACACAGGTGCTGAAATCTTCACAGGAAATATTGGAGAATATCGTGCACTAGACCTTCATCACGGACAATTAGTCGAATTCCGTAATGACTCGCACGAAATTATCAACCAAAATCTCGGTGATGATCCAACGGCACCGCTACTTCACTACATTAAACACGGCATTGTAGAACTCGAACCTGACTCGCAAGAACTCTATATCGCAAAAGACATCAACGGGCAAACCATCAAGGAACTCGGTTGCGCTTTCGATATCTTCTACTTGCGTCAAATGGCGGAACGATTCAACATCCATGCGGGCGACACTGTAGACTTATACCTAAAAGAAGACGGATACCCATACATCAACTGGGTCCATCGCGGATATGATAGCGAAACCACTGTACAAAACACCAGTACAGTCCGCAAACGTACAAAAACAGAGCGAGAATCTCGCTCTTCGATTGACTATGACTTGACTGGTAAGAAAGTTGCTATTTACGGAATCCCGCCACGCATGATTCAAGAAATTGAAAACACCCTCATCAAAGAAAAGGGTGCGCGTGCCGTTGAAGTACAACAGCTTGGAACCTATATGGCTGGTTTTAAAGTAGGTAAAGCGAAAATGCTCGGAGACGCAGATCTCGTCATTATTGCGAAAACAGGTATCAGTCACGCCATGTCAAGTGACTTAATCGAAGCCTGCAAAGAAAACAAAATCCCATTCGCTTATGCAAATCAACCAAGTTTGAAACGCATCGAAATGGCTATTTACCGTGCACTTAATGGCTATCCGAGCGACGAAATCAGCGCAGGCGACTTGCAATATCCGGAAATTTAAAGAATAAGAGGAAAAAATTTATGTCATCACAAAACTATAACGGACAAGTCTACGGACTTTATATCGAAAATGAAAACGTTTTTAAAGAATATCTCGACAAACACGACCAAGACATGTACGAACTCTATGACGACTTATTAGACCTTGGTGTCGTTTTTATCGATGAAACCTTTGAAGAGATTACGATTGAAAGCGCTATCGACAATTCAACGTTTGACGATGAAAATAAACCAACCGAAGATGTTTATATCTTGCCATTGGGCAACTGGCCAACTTTGTTAAAACCGGCATATAACTCTGAAGATGAAATTATTTCAGAGTTGAAAGATAAATATGGTCAATTCTTACCTCAAAATTACGACTATCACAACAATATTGTCTATGCGTCGTATGTTGTTTGGGGATAAAACCATGTTTGTAAATAAGAAGGTGACAAAATGAAACACTTATCAAAAGGACTTCTTCTCGTTTTGAGCCTGATTTCTCTCGCAGCGTGTAGCCCATCAATCAAAGAAGGATATATCGTCGACAAACACATGACCGAAAGTCACAAAGAAACGAATGCTTATATGATGGGTGATGAGACTATATTCTCTGATGAAACGAAGCCCGCCAAATACTATTTCGATGTATACGGCGAAGACAAAAACGGTCGCGGACACACAGTCACAATTCGAGTGGATGAAGAAACCTATAACGCTCAGAAGATCGGTGACTGGTGGCCCATCTAACAAGGAACGAGAGGAAAATAAACATGTACTATGGAATTTTAGACCAATACCCAAATCAGCTGAGGATGGGATTCGCAAGCGCGGATCCTTCCAGCTTGGCTGAAAATGTAGCCTTCCACATATTGGAAGTGACAGATGACCCAGACATTTTAGCTTATCACAAGCAATATCCAAATGATTATCATACAATTTTAACCATGCACGGCTTTGAGATTGTACCAATTTCAGAAGATATTTATGATGCTATGTCAGACGAAAACATTGAGACTGCCGTCGTATCTGCTGAAGCTAAATATCTTTGGCCCAAAACATATAGATAGGAAAACAAATATGCATCTACCACAAATAGAATATGATGTCCTAAACGAAATCATATTAATGAAACTCCAAAACGAATGTGAGTCATTTGAACTGAACAAACCACTCTTTGGTGGTCAAATCGATATCCTTAACTTCGCTTTTTTGAGAGACATCATTCAATTGCAATTTGATAAAAGTGAGGTCTCAGGAAAAACATATGTTACCGTCAATATGCCTGATTTTGGAACAGCGACCCGCAAACTATATGAAAACCTCAACCTTTTTCTCAATTGCATCAAAATCAATGATAAACGCTTGATTGAGATTATTCCCAAACAAGCAAATCTAATATATGCACCACGACATATTTTAGAAGTGAACTATCCTGAACAACGCGGAACTAGCACAATTAGCACGTGTCAGTTCGATATTTATAAAATGAAAAACGGAAGTTATTTACCAGATAATCCAAGAAGTACATGGATTATTTATGGTGATGGATCTCAATTGTTGTTGACAGACTTCACGGATATTGAGAAAACAATCCATTACAAACGACGTATTTTTAAACATCTGCCATTTACAACCAAACGAACTGTTCACGTTACCATTCCGAATGACTTAACATGTGATAACGAACTGTACCGAGAATGGCTGAAAAACTTTAAAGACCTATTAAAAGCCATTTATACACATCTACACGATACCTATAACGGTAAAATCATCGTTGTAGACAATCTTCAAGATCTTATTATTAGGGGGATTAACCAATATGACCATTTCTAGCATCACCATTAACCTTAAAAACAAACAACCAATTGAATTCAACAAAGTAACGGATTTACGACTCCTTACTTTGAATTTTGACGAATATGATGAGTACGTCATCACAACTGTCAAAATCAACTATAACAACGAAAACATTACGATTTTAGCGACACCAACCGAACGTGACGAAGATGAGCTCGAAGACCTCATCGAAACGCTTTATGAATTGTTCGATTATGACTTGGCTGAACTATATGACCAACTTCCAAGTGTCGCACAAGAAAACTTGAGCGTGTCGGAATGGATGCCTCATGATGAAGAATTCTACAACATTTACTTTTCAGAAAAACCAGCCGACGCCGTTCGCGCAGCTATTTTCGGAAAGGTTCATTGGATGGACGATTATGTACGATTCAACGGTTACGGAAACTTGGAAACAGCATCACGAATCCCATACGATGATGAAGCAGATACCATCATTCGTGAGTGGATTTACGATAAGACAGATATCTAACAAGACATTCTTTACGGAATATTTAGAAAGGAAATCGAATGAACAACATTTTAGACTACGTCAAACCACTCGTAGACAAAATCTACAGACGTGAACCTGATTACGACAACGATATTGTCGTACAACCTAATGAGATCCTCATCAAGGAAACTGGACGATTTTCACGCGTCTATGTGATTACACTGACTGAAAACGGTCTTTTTAATATCGTCATAAGCTATGACAACGGAATCATGGACTTCGAGCGCGAAACTATCGACCAAGTAGTCGATTTTGTTTTAGAATAGAAAGGAACGTAAATGAAAACCATCTTAGATTACACAAAAGAAATCGTAGACGAAATTTACAAACACGATGACCATTGGGATTACACAATTGTAATCGAGCCTAATGCAGTCAAATTGATGGAAAAGGACTTGTACATCCCATTCGCTATTATGTTGTCAAAAAATGGATTCCTCGTCGCAAACTTCCACGAATTCGGCATCACCGATAAAACATTCAAAACTATTAAAGAAGCTGTTGATTACATTTTCGATTAGAAAGGAAAATTATGCTAACAACAATTGCAATTGACCCACAGAACTTCGATTATGATGCCTTCGCCATCTATATCGAAAACAACCTTGAATATATTTCAAACGCTTATCAGAAAGAAACCGGTTACAACATCACCGATATGAGTATCACAACTGGAAATAGTTTCGTAATTGTAAACTATGAACGTGAACATGCTACAGAAAACCGTCCAAAAGACCACTGCTTCAAATTCATTTCGACAGTTCGTACTAACCCTATAAAAGGTTAACAATGTACGTTTATCAAGACGAGACAGCGGATTCGTAAATCATAACTCGACTTTGAAAGGCTACTGCGGATACCCTCTCAGAAATCAGCTTCATTGAAGCGTCATTCTTTACTTGTTTAATTTAAAACAATATTCACTCGACGTGGATTTGACATATGTGCTACTAATTCAGAATGCAATTGATCTGAATATCGATTTACAGAAGTCAAATATTTACGTCCAATGTTTAAACTACCGTTAATATCGGCGTTGATGTGAACACCTTTAGCTGATTTAAATAGTCCTCGTTTTACGCGTCGACCAACGTAATCATCATGGTGTTCAATAGATTCCAAATCAAGGAAACTACATTTACTTGTATGCGATTCTTCAGTTACAATAAAACGAATTCCGAGGCGTTCACATTTATATTGCAACATTGAAATTAACTTTGTAAACGGAAGTGATACAAAATTCTGATTTGTTTTAGAACCCAAATTAATGTCTTGTTTTTGACCAACGTTATGTCCAAAAATAAGGACTTTAACATCGTTCGCAACTAAATGATTCACTAAATGAGTAGTAATTTTATGGAACAAATCATGAATTCGATAATTCCGATTCTTCGTGATTCCTTGCAATAATTTAGACGTTTTTGTTTGATACGGTTTTAAAACAGCATTGACTTGCTTGTAAGACAGTGCATCAACAACTGGTTTTCGAAATGGCAATCGACTTTGAATGTTAGCTCTATCTTTATTGTATAATTGGTTGATCGCTTTAGCGGGTCTACCGTTATACAAAATAGGACTAAAGACGTTACTCGTAACCGTCATTAAATTGTTCATTCCTGGATCAATAAATGCAACTCGCGAAAAGTCATTTTCGTCAACAGTTGGCTTTTCAACGTCATATAAAACTTCAATAACAAAATGGTTTCCTTTTGGAACAATACGAACGTTTGTGATCTGTTCACATGGAATTAGCGTTTTAATTTTAATCGACGTTTGTGATAATTTGATAAAACCTGCTTCTTTAAAACTTAAAGCGCCTTTTTCATAAATAATCACTTGATAACCGTCTTTGTCTAAATAACGCGGTAAGCGAACAGGTTTATCATATTCACCTTTTTTAGCTTTCTTCAATAAAGCGAAGAAACTAGAAAAGTTTTGTTGAACCAACATTTGCGTCTGTTTAGCCACCTTCGCAGGTAAGGCTCGATAATCGGGTTGATTTTCAAGCGTAAATAATTTATTTACAACAGGGTATGACTTAAACGAGCCCGCAAAAAACCATTGACGTTGCGTGTAAAGAGTTGCATTATAAAGATTCTTCGAAAGATGACATAAATAAGCACATTCTTCGAAAAACGGATGATCCTCAGAAATGACATGACGTTCCGATAAGGTCAAAACATTTGAACGATCTTTTCGAACACGTTTTGGTTTTTCTGATTTAGTCATCAATAGACTCCTTAATTTTATGACGTAGATCCTCATTTTTACTAGAAAATGAATAGATCAAAGCAATGATATCTTCAGCTAATTCTTCGGAATCAGATTTATGATCAACTTCTTCAGAAACGATAATGATTTGAACATCGTGAAAATCACAAATTCGCTTAATATAGTTAAAGCCGAAGCGCGTCAAGCGATCCTTGTAACTGATAAAAATGCGATTGACTTCACCATTCTGAACCATACTTAATAGTTTCTGAAGTTTTCGACGATTGTCATTCAACCCGGAACCGATATCAGACAAAATACACAAATTCTGAACATTATGATCGATCGCAAATAATTTGATTTTTTCGATTTGACGGTCTAAATCACCACGTTTCGCTTGATTGTGAGTTGAAACGCGGGCATAGATGACATCTTTACGCTCCGTTTGCAAATCATCAATCAACAAGCCTTGTTTTTCTAGATAATCAGCTAAATCATTGGCTTCGATAATGCGATAGTTTTTTGCAGTTCTACCGTAAGGTATAACGCCGTTTTCGCAATAACGAATGACCGTTTGAATCGAAACGCCCATTATCTTGGAAACCTGACCCGTTTTATAAACTTTTTGTTTTAAAATTTCAGACTTATAAAACATAGAAAGCACCTTTCGTTAAATTTTATAAGACTATTATATCAAAAATATAAATCTTTGTCAAATTATTTTTACTAATCCGGTAAAAATATTTAGACTGTTACGCATCTGTTGCAAACACAACTGAACTTTGACGGTATTTATTCAACGGATATCCCAGGTATCATCTTGCCTCAATTAATCGACGAAGACATTCTCACGCTCGATGACGTGCAATACGTTCTTACTCATATCGATTACGACAGTCGCGACATTGTCGTCTTAGAAGGCCTCTATGACACACAAGAAGACGCTGAAAAACAAGCCTTCGACAACTCACGACTCAGCATTGTCCCACGTAATAAAACATGTGACGTAGGACTTAATTAGAACGATAATTTGAAAAATGCCACACAAAATGCTATACTGTTATCAAGAGGACGCTAAACCTCGCATATGCGAGGTTTTATCATAGAAAGGCAAAAAAAATACATGCTAGATTTAAAATTACTAAACAAAGTAAATGAAGTTGAGAAACAAACAGGGCAATCGTTACCTAATTTATTATCTAAAGTTCCTTTAGGAAATGTGTTGACAGCTTTTAAAGAACTACAAATTACAGACTTAGTTGAGATGGTAAACAGTGTACCACTATCAAAACTCACACACGGTCTAACAATTATCACTCCAGATGAAATTTCTCAAATATCTCCAGAAAAATTAAAAATTGTACTAGAATATGGAAACATGAACACAGTGGGAAATCTTCAATCTAAATTTGGCAGTCGAAGCATTATCATCGCGATAAATAAACTAACAAATAGCGAATTGCAATCCCTACTCTCAGAAGATAACTTTAATGTCATGTCAGACGTTATTGAAAAACTTGCGTTCGCTGATACAAAAGGTGTCTGATGCAATCGAATAAACCATGGACCCGTCAAAAGTTGACACAGATGCTCTACCACGCGTTTATCGGCTCCCTTGCGGACAATGCCATCGAAATCGGTTGGGTTTTATGCTTTAGTTTATTAGCCAATAAAAACTTAGTAGAGCGAATAACGGTACTATTTGGAGTAAACGATGCTTTTTGGGTTGTTTTATCTTCTACGTATTACACGGCTAGAACCTCTATGACCGCAACACTACCTAAACTGATCGAAAAACAAGGGTTGAGTATAGAGTCTAAAGTAGTTAAAAACCACATATACTTATTCTATCTCATGTTATTGCCGTCAGCAATTGGTAGCTTTATGTTCTTGCCGAAGTTGTTACTCATATTAGGTGTGTCCTCAGCTGATTTACCATTTTACATTCCGTACTTCCAGCTTTCGATCATATCTATTTTAATTGCTGCGCCTTGGGCTACATTTATACCATCTTACCTGAGAACAAGAGGAAGAAGTAAAGAAGCCACAGTTTTAGATCACGCTATTGCATGGTCTATGTTGATTGGTATCTTTTTCACAACTCATATTTTGCATTTAGGTGTGAATACAGCATTAGTGGTGAATATGGTAACTAACGCTATACCGCTCTATTGGTTCTTGTGGAAGAAACCAATACCTCATTTCTTTTCTAAAGGATTTGAGTTCTCTTGGCACGAAATCAAAACTTATTGGAAAATTGTTAAATGGGAACTTATCAGACGACTTGCGCCTCGTGTTTCTGCAATCATCGGCGTCGGCCTTACGATTACAATCAACCCAATTTATGCTGCTATAAAATACTGGATTTCAAATTTAATGATGTTACCTGAAGGTTGGGTGGATTCAATGGCAGGGCTTTTAAATAGTCATGTTTCTCGAAATGTGGGTCTAAATGAACCAATTCCACACAAGGACAATAAATATGTCTTTTGGAAAGCTGCTGTTGGCGCAGTTCTTTCCATAGCATTGATTTATACAATTGCTTACTACGGCTTGTCTTGGCTACCCGAGTCAATCTATAAAGGCATTATCTCTCCGATCATTTGGGTATTGTTACCTATTGAGATTGTAACAAAACTCCGCTACTATATGTGGTTAGCTATTAGTCGTTCATATCGACACGATTTGAACGGTGTAGCTCAAATGATTTATGCAATACCAACGGCCATACTAACACCCTTACTACTTTGGTTGTTCTTGCATCGATTACAATTAAGTTTTGAATCCATTTTTGCTGTTGGAGCGATTGTGGGAACTATTCAGTGGTTAGGTACTGAAATCTATTTCAGACGAAACATGAAATCATTCGTTTTAAACGACTAACAAATACAAAAAAAAGGAAACTATATGAAAGCACGTAAAAAACCAATTGAAGTAATGGCAATTCATTACAACCACAACATCATCCTCGATGAATTTTTAAAATTATTGAGAACTAACGAAAACGAACCTGTTCGATATGATGAAACTGATAAAACAATTTATATCCAGAAAGAACGTGGGGAAATTGCGTTGAAGTATGGAAATTGGGTTATTTTTGAAGGAAATACGGACAAATCCTTCTGGGCTATCGACCATGGGATTTTTCTAAAAACGTATTATAGAGTTCCACATACTACTAATACGTTTGTTAAAAAGGTTTACGAGGTTGACTGCGTAGAACTTAAGTCCTTAAATAAACAAGACATTGTTGCGGTTCTGGATTTTCTAGGATATCAAGTCAATCCAAATGAACCTTTAACTTTTCTCCAACGAAGTGACTTGATTGAAGAAATCAAAGAACAAGGATATATTTCAATAAACACATTAGAAGGTGTTGAAAAATTGTATCCTACAGAAATTTTGATTAGGGGAGTTGAAGGAGAATACTATCCCGTCAAACGTGTTAATTTCGATAAAGTTTATGAACTAATCGAATAATCCATCTCCAATGTTTGACAAACTTCACCCAAAATGCTACACTATTAACGATAGGACGGCACACCTCTTCTAGATGTGAAAAAGCCGACAGTAGCAAACCTCACCTACGTGAGGTTTTTTAAATGGGCTTCGCCCAATCCTGTTTCCTCTCACGAAATTCTAAAAATGCCACGAGCCATGCTCGTGGTCGTTTTTTATTGCGAAATTTTTTTAAAGGAAAAAACTAATATGAACAACAAATTAGAAGCATCACTCTCACAAAACGACCTAAACTCTTTGTTTAGCACAAAAGTAGAAAAAGCAAGTAATAACTATTTCTACATTATGACTAAAACGCACAAAATTTACATCAAAAACCCACAAATCACGTGGGATCAACCCTACACTGAGCCAGATGGGGCAACAATCAAATACGTCGACACAACAGAAACCGTTATCGCTCCAACATCAACTACTCGCACAGAACTTTTCTTCAACGGCGTTGCCTCAATCGAAAACTTTCCAGATTTAGCTCTGTTCGATAGCGTTATTTTAGATTCACCGATCATCGAACCTATCGAATTGCTTAAAAACAAACAATTCAGCTATAATCTTGATTATCACTTGTGGGATTTCGGAACAGGCGAAGATATCGATCTCTATGACGATACAAAATCATTATCTGAAAAAGAATGGAACCGTATGTTTGAACAAGGCATTCCAACTATCAATACGAAAAATCCAATCGTATTTACAGCCGATATCGAAGCCGTTCCGCTTCCAGTAAAAGAAATGATTGAATTTGTCATTCCGGGAACAGAACGCAAACTAGTTATTGATGTTGACTCAACTCGTAAAAACTGTCTCGTTGATATTTTCGTTTCATCTCTCGATGAAACCGTAGAAGACGCACTCGTTCATATTGACAATTTCGACAACAAAGACCAACTCTTAACCGCGGTTTATTTAGACGATGATGATCCTGTTGACATTTTCCGAAAAGAACTTTAAGAAAGGAAAAACTATGAAACAATCAGCCCTTTCACAAAAAGAACAAAATGTTCTAAAACAATATTTCTTAAAAGAAATTCAAAAACAATTACAACCCTATACCATTAGCCATACCAACTATTTTGATGGTGAATTGACAATTACCAATTTGGAAACGATTGCAGACCTCATCAAACTTGAATTCGAACACAGTGCTGCGACAAATCGTATTTATTTGCGTGATATTCCAAACAGTCAAGTAGTATTGAATGAACAAGATTTACCCAAATTCATTAAGTGTCTCAACCTTGACGGAAAAAACATGCACGACATCATCGACGAAACAGGTTACGCCTTTACCATTATCACACAACCTGCCGTTGAAATCGAATTTCTAATGCTAGGTGGTATTGGAAATCTCAAACTTGATTATGTCCATTATAAACAAAGCGGGTGCAAATATTTTGCATGTGATGATAGTGAAAATTGGTCCAAAGATGACAATAAACGCATTGTTTCAGAAGAAACTCGTGCCACACTTGCATCAAGAATAAAACCCGTTGATGAAACAATTCCATATTCGAGATATAGCCCGTTTTCACTCCATTATCATGGACCACAACTAGCCGGCGTTGATGATCCCAAATGGTACGATTGGGAATACAAATTGCGAAATACAGTTATCGGACTTGTATACGAACAAATCAACGAAATTATTTCAGATATAGCTCACAATCACTCAGGCATTGCTGTTGACAAACTTATCGAACAACTAGATAGAAAGGAATCTACATGCTAACAATTATTCCAAATCCCAAAGCAATGAACTACGACAAACTCATTGATTTTCTCAATAAACGCAAAAACATTGAGTTAAACCGCCTCAAACAACGCGGTAATAAAAACGTCAAAGATATCGAATACCGCATCAACAAAGAAACCAATCGACCAGAACTGCTAGAATTGCTTTGGAATCGCGGTCACTATATTCATCCACTTGACCAACTCGAATTCAAAGAAGAAAAATATTCGGAAAATAACACCATCCCTTGTACCGTTCAAGAACTCGTGGCAAACGATATTCTCGATTTGTCACAATATATGTTCCTGACACACGAATATGTAGACGACGGTTTCAATATGGAAATCGTCCTGCACGGCATTTTTGCAACACTCGAAGAAGCGGGTGAACAAGAACTGGAAGACATCGTCGCCGTCGTACCGGGTGACTATATCAACTATACAGCCTATAAAGAAGCCCTAGACGATGATCCTTGGGATGAATATTTGGATTATCTCGAAGACTAGAAAGGAACACAAATGTACGCACTATTAACAGGCATCACTTGCTTCATCATACTCATACTAGTCATTGGTGTTTTCGCACCTATTGATGCAATAGACCAACCTACAAAAAAAGAAATTTTAATTGAAATTCTAATTTCTCTATCGTTCCTCACATCAACTATTCTATTGACGACTGTCTTCGCCAAAACTACAACTATAGTGTTATCAAAGACACCAGACGTGAAACAATCAAAGCAACCATGGCGTGTCATTTATAAAAACGACATTAATGCTGACGTGAAAATCGAACCGGTCGGTCCGTATAAAAACACCATAACACCTAAAGACACCATTTCAGAAGAAGACATCAACCGATATATGCCAGATCTCTCATTCCCGTGGACCAATAAGAATGAAGCAGCCGTTGAAATTACCGCCAAAAACGATGTCGACGAAACAACAAAAACAGTTACGCTTCCAAAAAGCAACATCATCGAAACGTGGCCGAAAGGAATGAAACCTAACAAGTCAAAAGGTCACATCACCAAAATCGAATATCGCTCGACACCTGTAACTCGAAAATGGTTCACCATCCCAATTGATAAAACCAACTATGAAGAAATTCGTATCACCATCGACTACGAAGGTCAAAAAGATCTATCGACCAAGAAACTCTTCGGTGAAGAATAGAAAGGAACATAAATGTATCTCTACACTATACTCGTATTAATAACATTACTCACCGCGATGGGCATGATGGGCGCTATCTATATAGCCAGTTTCGAAAAAGACAAACACGGCAAAAAACATCCATGGAGGGCATTATTATTCATACCAGTCATTTGGATTGGAATCATATTCGGCGATACAAGCATCATAAATTATGACGACATCGCAAAACATTCAACAGAAAAATGGTACACAGTCTACACAAACAACATCAATGCCGATGTCACTGTCACCGCAGACGATATGACATTAAATCCGAAAAAATTAATTACTAAAGACGACAAGAAAAAACTTTTCAATCCGGATAGAGGTTTCTTCTATTCCCTAGTGACACCATCTAATGACGATGATGACAGAGATGTAACTATCACTGCAACCAACAAAACCGACTCAACGTCAAAAGAAGCAATACTCACAAAAGATAACTTCATCGAAAAATGGCCAAAAGGCAAAAAACATGATAAATCTAAAGGTCGTATTACTAAAATAGAGTACCGTTCAACACCTATTACCTTGAAATGGTTCGGAATACCAGTTCAGAAAACATCATACAATGAAGCTCGCATTACTGTTGAATATGGAGCCACTGGCGATGAATCAACCAAACAACTCTTCGGAGAAGACTAGAAAGGAAAACATATGTATATATCATTAGTACTAGCAACAGGTGCTATCATTATGCTATTGGGCATATTCATTTTGATAATCGGCTTAGGATTAGATGACGATATCGAAGAACGCCCTTGGCAATTACTTTGGCTCATACCACTCGTAGGAATTCTGTTCGTATCTGCCAAAACAAGTTCATGCCCCGACTATGACGAAATTGCTAAAACCTCCACTAAAGAATGGCATACCATTTACACGAATAATATCAACGCGAATGTCACAGTGACCGCTGACAACATCACATTAAATCCGAAAAAACCAGTCACTAGTGGCGACAAAGAAAAACTGTTCACAGCGAGCGACCTTATCCCATTTAATTTGAGTAATAGAACGGTCACTATCACAGCAACCAATAAACATGACTCAACCTCAAAAGAAGCGAAACTTACACAAGAAAACTTTATCGAGAAATGGCCAAAAGGTACGAACCCTGACAAATCAAATGGACACATTACCAAAATTGAATATCGTTCAACGCCGTTTACCTTAAAATGGTTCGGCATAACCGTCGAGAAAAAATCGTATGAAGAAGCGCGTATCACTGTCGAATACAATAGTACTAACGACCCATCGACTAAGCAACTTTTTGGCAAGAACTAGAAAGGAACGAACATGGACGAAAACATCATAGAAGAAAAAAATGAAAAATCCCAATCCTTAGAAGAATTGCATATATTCTTACGTATCATTGCCGTTATGCTATTTCTCATCGGTGCCTATTTCCTATTAACAAACCCGAGCACCAATTCAAACTCAGCATCAATCAGCCCTGGAATGCAAATACTAATCGACAATATACCATTAATTGAGTACGGAATGGCTGGACTTATCAGCCTAATATGTCTAATTGTAGCATTCATCACAAGAAAAGACGCACCAAAATTTGCACTAATCGTTCTTATTATTGGAATCGTAATTCCACTCATCGTATGGTATCTCCATATCAGTTTTCCACAACCACGCGTCGTACCAGTATTAGACTAAAAAGGAGCACACTCATGCTTTTATCAATCACCTTATCGAACAACCAAACACTATATCAGTTCCTCCACGCGACCGAAACACCCTTAGCGATTGTCGCGGAACCGAACAAACTAAATGAACTACTTGCGAGTCACGGGATTGAGCAACTCGATCTATCTGATAGTGATTCACAAAAAGAAATCACCTTCGTGAAATTCTTAAAAGAAGAATACAGTAATAACTTCACAGAATCACTTTATTGGGACTATCGCGATGAACTATCCGCAACCGCGCAAGAAACCATCTTAAAAGAAGCTCTTAAAAATGACACATCATTTGAGAACGAGGCAACATGGTACGTTCAAGAAAATATGGAATGGCTACCCGATTATGAAAAAATTAACGAGTTCTATGAACGAAACCCAGACCTCGATGAAGATGACGACTTCTATCTCGAACTCTTCAACGATTACATCGACACAGACCTCAATGTTGAAACACTACTTCGAAACTCTGCGCCCGAAGATATGACCATTTATTTCGGTCAAAATTGGGACGATGATTATTACGACATCGAAGCACGGTATAATGACGGCGACACAACCGTCTCAACACCTATCGAATGGTTACTCGCCACACAAGGATATACGCCCGAAGACCTCAAAAACGAAGAAACTGTGCTAAAATCGCCATTCTTAACTAGTTTGAGTGAAGAATTGTACGATTACGATACAGAACTCGATGGGATGCAACTCATCGCAATTCCTGACAGCAATGACTTTGAAGCTATCTTAGCCGTGGCTCGTAAAAATGGCGTAATCAAAGCTTCGACTACGTTCGGTCTCTTTAATCGCTTACACGGCGGTGGTAGCGGTCTCAGCATCGAACTCGAAAAAGATATCCACCTTGACGAATCTGCTCCGATTTACGATGTCACACTCGCATATCGCAACAACTCTTACAATTACAGCCCAGACGCTGTCTATGGATTAGTCCGTAAGAAATTCACGGGCGAGGACTTGAGCGAAAATTAGAAAGGAAACTCACAATGATTAACTTCGAAACCATCATGCACGAGCACTGTTTGTTTTTCCTCGGTGCTGTTGCGGGTGAAGAAGGTCCTTTGTTAAACATTCTAAAAACAAGCGACAACAAATACTACTTCACCTATTACATCTATGACGATGGTCACTATCATGATGAAAAAGCAATTCTCATCGTCAAAGAAACCACTATTGACGAAATCAAAGCAATATTCAGTGAAGAAAACTTGAGCAAAAATGACGGTCAAGGTCTAGGCTTACTCAACATCTTCGAACCATCAACCGGAAAAGCCTATTACGAAACCTTAACCGGTGCTCAAAAATTCTCTGAGCTAAAGAATCAAAACCTCGAACCCGTACCATATGAAACCGTAAAAGAACGCGTCGAATGTACTTTAGATAATTACGAACTTTTAAGTATTCTAAATTGGAGTTACGACAAAGTAAAACGAGAAAATCTCTTAACTCACGTTCTAGAACAACTTGACGCAAATTAGAAAGGAAACCTATTATGGGATGCTCATGGTGGTCATTTGCCACAAAATCTTCAAACTACGATAATCTTGTCGCTATTGACAACAAGCCAGCTACATTACTTATTCCTGAATTTGCAATTAGCTGGGCCAACAATCAATCACAACTCGCTATTAAACATGCCGGTGATTACGCCGATTTCTATATGAAAGAACGATATGATAATAGGAGTCAAATCAATGGTCATTTACTCATAGCGATTTTTGAACAACTATACATCAAATCAAATCTGGAATTTGAGCTGAATGATTTACAAACGTACTGTCCAGAAGAACAAGACGAAATCGAATCATTACAACAAGAAATAGAAGAAATTACGAACACTCTTCCAACATTCGAAGAATGCTTCTACAGCAACGACTCATTCCCGTTTGAAAATCAAACCCTTGAAAAACTTCGAAGAAATGGTATCAATATTGAATTAGGCACTCCGTTCGAAGATCTTCTTGATTACGGAATAAAAGTCGTACCTGTTCATTCAACAAACCAAACATACGAAAACGTCGAAGCTATCTCTTACTGCGGACAATTCTAAAAATTCGAGCAAACACATCTGGGATAATTGATGTGTTTGTTATAAACAAAAATTTAAACAACAAAGGAAAACTACAATGTATATTTCACTAGAATCATGCGAATGCAACTATCCAACACCTACACCCTATAAGGAATTCCCAACAGATATCTTGCTTGAAAACATCGCATATCTCTTGAGCAATCACCCCACCATAGAATTATCACCCTTAAAAGAATTAGAATCTATGCGCCGTTATGCAAACAAAAACGACCGTGCACAAATTCTAATTAACTATATTCACAAACATGGAACCCAAAATCCTGATGATTTAATGACAACCGAAATCGACATCAATGACGACCATGGGTATTACAGGTTCCATCTCGCATACAACAAAAGCAACTTCTATCATTACTGTTACTCTAATACCCATGAAGAAGACTGGGAATCACAAATCACCCACCACGAAAAATTCGAAGACGAGGATAATTAATATGACCGTAAAAGAATTTATAGACGTATCAACGTATACCATATATGTAATGACTCCATGGCCAACCGGTGGCGAATACCACCCTCGTACAAAAAAGACTTATATCTCAAGTATGGACCTCGAAGATGATATATCTAATCATGAAATTGATTTCTTCGAAATTGACTTCAATGAAGAACTCGAAGAATACACGATCACCTTGTACACTAAATAAAATATTAAATAAGGAAAATTAATATGATTAACTTCGACGAACTATTTAAAAATCACCAAGCCACACGTACCGATTGTGGATCACTTTCCATTATCACCTACAAAAAGCCCGATTCGTTTGAAAACGGACTTCGCTATATTTTTGACAACGAACTCTCAACCTTGACCATTACCGGTGATTGGCTTAAAGCCGTCGCTGTAAACGTCAACAACATGGGTTCACCTGATCGCCTTTATGATTCCGTTTACGAACCACATTTCGGTGTATGCCGTTACGGTGATTACAAATTAAACTTCGACATTGGCTATCTCAACAGTAAAATCGTTACAAAGGACAAAAGCAACGGTTATGAATTTTTAGATTTTGATGAAGTTGAAGAATCCGTCAAACAAGCCTTAACTCTTGATGAGCTAACAACTTTTGAGCTATCATACAAAGAAGAACACGTGATTCACACATTAACTCAAGCAATTATTGACATGAATAGCGACCGTGTCTACATCTGCGAAGAAAATCTCGAACACTATATCACCGATGATGAAATGTCAGAAATCGAAGACATTCTCGAAGAATACGACGTCTCACTCGAACAAGCCTTGCGCGTCGCACCTCCCGTAAACGACGCTCTCGTTGTCGCTTTCGAAGGCTTCAAACGCGCATACGAAGAACTGTTAGAAAAGGAAAACTGAAATGACAAAATACGCAACAACCCTTTATTACACAAATAACCTTGAAAGCGATAGTATCCCATTCTTCACAGCAAAAGAACTGATCATTGAAGCAAACGAACGACGAATTCAAAATGAATTACCTGAAACAAATGATTTAGATGAAGCTATCGAATATCTCGAATCAACAGACTTTGGCGTTATTTACGTAACAACACAATATTTCAACGAAAACGAAATTGAAATTATTGAAGAATAAAAAAAGTGCGTCTAGCACGCACTTTTTAACGTTTAACGGACCAGAATCGGAATTCCATTCCATCTACATGGATATTTCCTTCATAGTTGTATTTTCCGAGGAAGTCTGATGATTCCGGCATTTGCTCACCAAGTTCAGCTGTAAAGTTATAAACTTTCTGACCTTCGTTGTTCCAAGAATTCTGAGACCAATCACTCACACCACGAACGCGAACGATGCGTCCTGTAGATGTGTATTGTTCACCTTGGTCTTCATTCGGACGATTGGTGTAATCGATATTCAGATTAACACCATAACGACCATAAGTCGTCGTATTCGTATCCGCTGATACAGCTCCAATTGAGGCAAAGGTCGAAAGCCCAACAACCGCGAGCATTGCAATAGATTTAATTGACATATATTGAAATCCCTTTCATTTATATTGAAACCATTATATCAAACGAAACTACACCTTGTCAACTATTTCTGAAAATTTTCTGAAAGAAAGGAACTAAATGGAAAACCACACCAACAAAACCTACCAAGAACGCATGAACAAGACTGCATTGTCTAAGTTCGATGTAATTGAAAAACACCTTGATAAAGGCATCAAACTACTTGATTTCGGCTCTGGTTTCTCACCCGAGTTCATCAAACAAGTGCAACAAACCGGCGCTCACTATGTCGCCTATGACATGTCACAAATCGTTCAAAACCAATTGAAAGAAAACGACATCGATTTTCTCACAAAAAAACAACTCAAAAACACGGAAAACGAATTCGATGTGATTTATCTGTCTAGCGTTTTCCATGAATTGATGAGCTACTTATCACGACCCGAACGTCGCGAAACATTCGCAATACTCGATAAAGCGCTCAAACCGGATGGTGTGATTATCATTCGTGATTGGGGGCATGGACGTCAACCACGGAGGCCAGTCGCTCTTGAAGTTGCGTCTAAAGATGTCAACGATGAAGTGCAAACATGGGTCGAAGCTCTTATCAAAAACTCAATCATCAATACTCCATGGATTACAGAGGATGAAAACGATAACGTCATCGTACCATATATCTATAAACACGTTCCGCACTACCTTTACGAAATCATGTTTCACGTTGTTTGGGGATTAGGTTCCTTAGAACGTGAATCAAAAGAATCCTATGCCCTTGATTATCACCATATCGATAAATGGATTTGTCAACCATATAACTACAAAATAGTACACCAATACGAAGAATACGATGAAACCTATCTACCACACGTGCAAAAATATTTCAAATTGGACAGTCTTCCATGGCCAACCAAAATCATTTACGAGTTAAAGAAAGAGGCATGTTGACAAATTAACTAGAAAGGAAAAATATGTCTATATTATCTCATCCACTAACATTAGTACTAGTATTGATCATATGCTTATTCATTATAAGCGTCGTCTATAAAGTTTCTCGGGACGATGACGTAAATCCAGGACTAATCTTATTCGCACTCACATTATACGGAATCCTCGCAATAATAGGTTTATCCGGCGTCTCAAGTATTGGAAAAACGCAACATCCAAAAGATAACGGAATCCTTCAAGAAATTCAAAAACAGAAAGAAGCATCTCATGACAATTGCAACACTAAAAGACTTCGAAATCACTAACATCGAAGAAGATTACTATACCGGAAGTGAATTTAACGGCACATGGGCGGACAACACTTGCGAACTTTGTGATGTCACAATCGACATAAGTCATAACGACAAATACTATCGACTCACTATCAAACCAGCTGACCCCGGTGCATACGGGTCATACGGCGGCGATTGGAATCGCGGAAAAGGAATTTCAACCGAAATCCTTATTGATATCATCCAACAGCTTACTGATGAACCTGAAAAAGTAACCTTCGAAAACTTTGTCAACCGATATTTCACAAAATATGGATTCAGTCACGAAGTTAGGCTAGAAAGCTCAAAAGAAAAATATTATTTTGATAAACCCGATAAATACTATCTCGCCAAACCAATCAATTTGATTACAGAGCCGAAAACCGTTAAAAAACTCATGCCAATCTACACCTATGAACAATTGACACCTGAAAACATCACCAAAATTGTGAGTGAAGATTTCGTCCAAGCTCGTGCTTACACCTTTAATCAAATATTCAAAGAACTCAGTTCTGAAAAAGAATATGACCAAGAAAAAGGACTTATTTTCCTCATTCGATTAATCGCTCAAGACAAAGATGATCGCAAAAATCACGACTCCTTTGCACTACTCCTACCAGACTTCGACATCGAAGACATCTACGACGAATTGGACCAATATAAGCAATTCGTATCTGTCGAAGATAAAAATTTAGTCTACTCGCTTAATAAACTTTAGAAAGGAAACCCTTATGGAAAAAACTTATAAAGTAAAAATGTACAAATGTCGCTACCGTGACCGCCGATTTGTAGAACCTATCGATCGTTTATATACATCACTAGAACTGATGGATTTTGTCAAAAACACCTTACACGAAAAAGCCGACACAATCGATGACGCACTTATCGCTATCTACAATGGTGCCGGTTACGTCAACGAAGTTATTGTCGAATTCACCAATGATGATTTTATCGGAAACATCAAACCCGACGGCACTATGACACAAAAGCTAGATTTGGGTGCTTTCGCACTAGAAGTTCCTCGAACGGAAGACCTTGTGGCAAACTTCGATAAATTGTCAATCGAACAACAAAAAGTCATTTGTGCCTTTATCGACAAGGCGGAACAAGTTCTCGACCAAATCAACAAGCAATACGATAAAAACACCTCTTACACATTGATTAACAAAAAAGCAAACGACATCCTTAACGACTTCGTACACAACATGTTTATCAGTGATGACCGTCCAAATCCGGAAGCTCAAATCATGAATATGCGTAAATTCAACGACATTGACCTTGAAACCTTATTCTATTTTTTGAGTGACACAGTAACAGATATGCCAATGGCTGATTTGATGACTGACGACAAAAATACGCTTTTGATGCACACAGATACCTTCTGGCACAAAATCGTTGTCGAAACTGTACACAATAGCTAGAAAGGAAGATCCATGATTGTAATTATCATTCTTTGTGCCGTTGCACTAGCCCTTTTTATGAATGTCATAACAATTTATGTTGACGGGCAAACAGACATCAATCAAGCCAAAGAAAATGCTCAGCCACACACCTATCGCATAGCATCTGTAGCCAAATCCAAAAATGAAACCTTTATCAATACAGCTGAAGGTGTACAGTTCATCATCGACCCGAGTGATTCAGAATGGCTTGAATATAAAGACGGTGATACAATTTCTGTTACCTATGGTCAAAGCAAACCTGATCAAAAAGGACGCGTCGTATACTCCTATACAATTACAAACAAAACCAAATCGAATGGACACTTCGAAGCTCCACCACAAACGAAACAAATTGATTGGAACACCCATCAAAAACCAATTGATTAGAAAGGAACCCGAATGAAAATCAAAACCTTCGACAATGAAGAACAAATCCATCAAATATGGAACACCGGAACATGGATCCGCTATCAAACCATTTTAAACGAAATGGGTATGATTGACCTTACTCCCGAACAAGAAGAAGCGCTCTTTCCTGAAGTACCAGATTACTTTATCGTTGATGGTAAAATCTATAAGCCAACTATCGCAGACCATGTTGAATATTACAGCGGCAAAGTTGATGACTGTAGCTATTATCGAATCACGTTAAACGAAACCACCGATTCAGACACCTTCAATGAAGTAAACAAACAACTTCGTAAAGAAGGACGTGAAGAACTAAAACGAAACACTGAATCATGGCTCAACGAACTCATGAAAGCGCACCCATGGATTGATGAGAACTGCTTAGTGCTTCATATTGGGTACGAAGACGGACAAATTGATAATGCCCGTCTTACAATGAACGGTCAAATTCTCGCTACAATCGACAAAGAACACCCAAACAAATCCGACGTTGAAGATTGGCTCAATCAATTAGCCATGCACAAAACGTTTATTAAATGGATTGTTAATCAAACTCAATGGAATATTGAAGATGTTAGCTTGCTTCCTAACGATGTTGAAAATATTTGGATCAGCAAACCTATCACACTAAGCGAATCAAACACAGCACAAGTAACCATCAACATAGGCAGAATGAATAAAACATATGTGGTGAAATTGGCAAAACCATTAGATGTAGACTATCTCAAAGCCATTGTGGAATTCCCCGTCAATGATGATGATTTTGTTATGTCATTACGATCATCAACCCAAGTAAAATGTACTAATGGCTTTACTTTAAGCGAACATATCGCAGCTCCAGACACAACACAACTCGGTTCTATTCTAAAGTCAGGCGTGAAAGAAGCACGTACAGCCCTAAATAAACACAACCAATAGCTAAACCTATTCACTAAATTGAACCAGAGCCTCGCTCTGGTTCGTTCTTTATAATAATTACAATTATTCGAAAGGAGATATTGCCATGGGTATGCACAACTTAACAAATCATATCATTGCTGTAGCAAATAAAAATCAACGAACAATTAACAACATACAACTTCAAAAAATATTATATTTCACTTTGCGCTATTCAGTTCCTCTAATTGGTCTGGAAAACGCCAAAGAAATATACGATGAACCATTCTTAGTATGACAATATGGGCCCATTTTAAAATCAGAATACGACAGATTTTACACCTGTGGCACAAACCCAATTATCGAAGATCAACTACAATCAGAAGACTACAAACGTTTAAATAATCTAATTATCCGACTTTTAGATATGGATGTTTTTAGAATGATAGACGCAAGCAGAACTCATAATTTCTGGAAACAAAACAAAAATAAAATAGTAAATGGTCGTAGCACAATCGAATATCCATTAAATGAGGTGCTTCGCGAAAACTAACAAAATCGAAAGGAACCACCACTATGATAAAAATTAAAGTACTCTCCGCTGAAAAAGCATTTCTCGCAGCCCATTACGGTGGACCCTTTAATTTCAATAAAGAAGACTACATCATCGTTTCCATCACAGATATTCGAAATGAAAAAGACTGCCCAGTTATTTTCCGACCAATTAAGAATTTAAAAGCAGTATTCCGTGTCCCCTTTATCGATTTAGCTACCGATAAACTCGATCCAAATTTATCCATCAAAGAACAAACAGGACTCGATTTGCCCGTTTTCTCTGAAAAAGAAGCCCACAAAATCAAACAAATCGGAGATTTCGCAAAAGAACACAACTACCACATTCTCGTTCATTGCGAAGCAGGATTTTCTCGCTCACAAGCAGTTGGTGCATGCCTTGAACTTTACATCAATAATGATGCGTCTAACGTGAAACGACGCATCCACTCTGGAAATTACACTTATTTCCAAACATTTTTCCAACAATTCGACAATGAATGGAATGTACTAGGTAATTTACAAGAACCCATCTACCAAGAGGCCGACGATGACGAAAACCTCTTCGGTTTCCGCTACAAAATGAACGACTACAAAGAACACCAACTTCGACAAGGCGCCTTCGGCCCCGAATATCCACGATCACGTATGTTGGGATTGACGGACAGAATCAACCTTGCACGATTAACGAATTTAATAAAAAGGAGAACCCACATGACCTATATTTTTACAGCACCACAACTAGGCGGAATCATTCAACAAGCACTCGAAACAAACGATCCACTTATTCTTGAAAACGTTGCATTCTTAGCCGAACTATTCTATCAAGATTGTAAAGACGATATTAAAGAACTCACAGACCAACCTTGGCCAGAACGCCTTGTGGATACCATATTCGAAGCCTATGATTATGGCGCATACGAGCAAGATATTCGTACAAATATTGACGATTTACCACAAGACTTTGTACTATCCACAATCACCGTCAAACAAATCATGATTATTCAACAATTATTAGCAAGCATTCTCGAACAATGCAATGAGCGCACCGTCTTCGAAATCGTCGACAACGTTCTCGACCGTGATGAATGGCACGAAGCAAACAACAGTAACTCAAAAGAAATCATG